AAAGTTTATGGGAAGTTAAGGAGATTTCTTGGTTCTTCTTACTTTGAAGCTGCTGTTACAAGTCCATCTGAAGCTTTTAGATTCCTTTTATGTAATTTTCCAGAATTAGAAAAACATATGTGTGAACAATATTACAAGATAAAAATGAATAATTTAGATGTTTCGTTAGATTTTCTAGCAATGAAAGGTCAAGGAGATATTCAAATAATTCCTGTTGCAACTGGATCTGGTTTTGTTGCTGCTGCTATAGGTGGTTTATTTAGTGCTGGTGCTGCTGTGGTTAGTACTGCTGCTACTGCTGCTACTGCTGTTGCTGGAACTGCTATTACGGCTGCTACAACTGTTGCTGGTGCGGTTGTAAGTGGTGTTACGACTGCTGCAACTGCTGTTGGTGGTGCTGTAGCTTCAGGAGTTGGGGCTATAGCTGCTGAATACGGAACTACAGGTATATTAGGAACTCTTGCTACCACTGCTGTTGATACTATTGCAATATCAGGTATTACTTCTTTAATTGCTCCCACACCAGAGCAGCCAGATTTTTCAGAGATATCACAAGCTGACGTATCTTTAGCAGACACAAGGGCGCAAAATTCTTTTGGATTTTCTGCAATCACTAATATTTCCAGAGCTGGTATTGCTGTCCCGATCATTTATGGAGAAGTTTTTACAGGATCTATAGTAATAAGTGCTGGAATTGATACAGTTCAAGTAGAAGGAACAGCAGAATGAGTTTAATAGGTATTCCATCTGATTTAACAGATCCTAATATCCCCAGTGATGTTTTAGCTTCAAAACAGTTTCAAACATTGGTTGAACTGCTTGGAGAGGGTGAAATTGAGGGTTTCCCCTCTGCTACTGGTTCTAAGGGTTCGGATGAATATAACACAAGTAGTCTCAAAGACGTATTCCTTAATGGAACTCAAGTTTTACAACAAAATGCTGGCACAAGTCCAATAGATTCTGATTTTAATTTTCAAAATGTTTCTTTTGAACCTAGGTTTGGTACTTCATCACAAACACCGATAAAAAATATTTCTGAATCAGAAACTGAGTCAAGTGTTCAGCAGACAGTAACAACTAGTTCACCAGTTTCAGTAAGTATCACTAACACAAATATAGATGCTGTTAGAGTTACAGTTGCTTTTCCAGAACTTCAAGAATTTACAGATGATGGAGATATAAATGGAGCTGAAGTTGAGTTAAATATTCAAACGATTGAAAATGATGGAACAACACAAACTGTTATTACTGACACAGTAAAAGGTAGAACTGCAAGTGTTTATTTTAGAGATTATAAAATTAACCTTCCTAGCGGTATAAGTTTTCCTGTCACTGTCAGAGTAAATAGAGTGACAGCAGATAGTACTGATACAAAATTAAGAAATCTTCTTGTATTTGCCAATTTTACAGAAATTATTAATGACCAAAAAACCTACGACAATTCAGCTTATATAGGTTTGAGGTTTGATGCTGAGACCTTTCCGTCAACGCCAAAGAGATCGTATCGAGTAAGAGGAACAAAAATAAAAATTCCACATAATGGAACGGTAAGATCTGATGGTTCAATAGAATATTCTGGCACTTTTAACGGTACTTTTAAAACGGACAAAGAATATTCAAATGATCCAGCATGGATACTTTATGATTTGTTAACTACTTCAAAGGGTTTTGGAGATCAAATAGACACTACTAATCTTGATGTATTTAGTTTTTATAGTGCATCTGTTTATGCCTCTGAATTAGTAGATGATATGACAGGCACTGGAAATACTGAACCACGCTTTTCATGCAACGTGGTAATACAGAATCAAAAACAAGCCTATACCTTAATAAACGAATTATGCAGCATTATGCGAGTTATGCCGTTTTATTCTGCTGGTACTGTGGCTCTGGGCGGTGAT